TCGGGGCTACCAAAGAAAAACCCACCACAATCTTCATTGGCAGGCAACTTATCGTGCCGTAAAGCATTGGCAATCTTGCGAAGTTGTTCGGGTTCGAACTCAATTCTTTGACAGCTATCATCGCCATCTGCGAACTCGTTCACAATATACTCATGCAACGGTGCGAACTTGCGCCACTGCCCCATATCAAGAACATACTCACAAATATCAAAGCCATCAATCTTAGGCCGCTCAACCTTTAAGCTACCACCTTCGGGCGCTTGTTGCGAATGATCATACTCACTAACGTATTGCTCACCGCGTAGATACATATCTAATCCCATGTTTTACCTCCAATATCTAAACATACCATAACATATAAAATATTTATGTTGTCGGGTCAAGAGGAAATATAAATTTTTTATGTAAAAAAACCCCCGATGCAAAAACAGAAATAAAAGCATCGAGGGTATAGTCTAGTATTTTGAGGTAGTAAGTAACAAGCGGTTAACTTACTATGTCTAAACTACTAGCATGGGAATATATGGGATGCAAGTAAAAAATAACTATGGGGGCATTAAGCAGTCCTCCAAATGTAATAGTAACCATCAATAGTGCGCATGGCTCCTTTCATTCCTTGGTCTTGTGCTTTCTTCAAGAAATAAGAGGCTTCACCTTTGCCTTTAAACTTAACGCAATCGCCAACGTCAAAACTAGACAGCACAGCATCAAATTTACTACCTTTGGCAAAACGCTTCTTGGGTTCGGGCAAAGACAGCCCTTTTATAATTGTATAAGACATATTAGTCCTTTCATGTTTGGGTTAAAAAAAGAGAGAAAAAGGCTTCTCTCCACTAGAGCGCAACCTTTGAAATTTTTGGTTGTTATCTATAGGGCAATATTTGAAAATGCCGTTCTACTTATAGGGCAACCTTTTGACCTATCTATAGTGCAATGTTTTGGCTTCACCCTTATAGCACAGGGTTTGAAATGACTGCTCTCTTATAGTGCAAGGTTTGAAGATTTTGGCCTCTTAGCCTAGAGTGCAACCATCAAACCTGCAGCACAAAATAACCCGATAAATTGTTCGGCTTATTCGCTGGGCACAAAAAAACCCCCGCACGAATGCGAGGGTCAAGTTATTCGGGTTATGTCAGGATCTAAAACCATTGAAAGTGAACTCCCAAAATCCAACCGCCAACCATTAAGATAGCAATAACAGCAATCCAACGATCTTCAACGTCAGCATCCATCTGCTCCAAAAGCCGAATAAGTTTATTCATATTTTTTATCCCATTCTTGAAAATTAAATTCAGCCGTAGTAAGACCACCTAAATGGATACTTGTGGGCATAAAATAGTGCATAAATCTTGGTGTCATTCTAAGTTCAGTGCAGTCTTTATATTTAATTTTTTCACCTTTATCGGTAATAAAATATCTTTGGCTAACAACATCTATATTCACCCAACTATTACCCCTTTTTGCTTGACCAATATTAGGATAAATTCTTTGAGTAAAACTTTTAGATTTTTTATCCATCGTTACTCTCCAATTCAAAGCTAATCCAAATTTGACCATCATCCATTAAGTCAGCGTGTTGATAAAATTCAACAGGCTTGTCTTTAACAAACTCCTTTAACAAATCAATAAATTCATCTTCATCCATTTGCCGTAACTCCTACATCAACAAGATCAGCATCGCGTAATGCAGACCTCAAGTAATAATCATCAAGGCCAAAGTCTTTATAACCCTGCTCAATCATGTGATAGTAACCACCAGACGGTGTGCTTAAACTGCTCTTGTTACCATTCATGTCGTAAGTAATCCAATCACCGTTAACCTTCCTGCGGTCATATAAATGTGGATAACCCTCCAACGCATCTAACGATCTCAAGCAGTCCTCTGTGATCTCCCACAATACAACTGGCAAGATAGCATCAGCATCAGCACGAAAGTCAGCCACGCCACGAAAGATTAAACGGTGGTTCGGTAGATAAAATCCACCCATTGGTTTGGCCTTGGGGCAACGATGCGACATCGCCTCTCTGTTGGTATTCATACCATACGCCATATAATACATATCTATTTCCTTTTCTTTACTAGATAAATTCTTTTATCATTTATGGGAAATGTTGTCAAGTAAATAAAAAAGAGGGGCTTTGCCTCCCCTCTTAGTATGCAATCACGATAAAGGAATACGCCAATTTGAAAGTCGCTTGCACTGCCACGGTTCGAGAATCATTATGAAAACACTTTTGGCGATCTCAGCACTCATGGCTTACTATAATTTTATTTACACCAAATGATGCGCTTCCTTAGTTTTGTATTTCTGAATACGCTCACTAATTTTCATAGCTTCATGATAAGCTTGATTAAAATCTGCGGCGATTTTTTGTTGTGAAATTTGTAATTCAGGACAATCTGGTGATTCTAAATTATCAAACTCACAACTTAAAAGATGTAAGATATCAACCGCATCCTCAATACGCTCCCAAGATTTGTTAATTTCTTTTTGAATGTTCATAATTTTTCTCCTCAAAATAATATGTGGCACTTTGAATGTCCCCATTGATAAGTGTGCCACAACTCACCAATCAAGTACCCCAGAATGTCTAGTCAAGTGTCTGGTCACCTGCACCCTTTATATATGATGTTTTCCCACTTGTCAATAGAAAAAATAAATTATTTTATCTTTATTTTACGTCAACATTTTTTACGTCAAAGTTGACGCGGTTGACGTTGCCGTAACTTATTCAATTAAATCAATGACTTAGACCAATCGCGTCAACTACGTCAAAAAGTCGAGTTGACGTAAATAAGTCAATAAAATCAATGAGTTAATTTACGTCAACTGCGTCACCCCCCTTATAGGGGGGGATATACATCATCCCCCCTGACGTAATGGAGCGTCATCCGCTTTCTGATGTTCTGGGACATTATGACAACTGTAGCACTTGACCATCGTAGCGTTTTTAGTAGAATGGCTGCGGGTCATAAGTCGTAAAATTGTTCGGGTAGGAGCGGTCATGCCGAAGGTAGGAATAAAAGAAGATAAGATACACGGGAACAGAAGGCTCAATCCAAAACAGCAACAGTTTCTCAAAAACTATCTTCACGGGGATATGACACAAACCGCAGCAGCAAGAGAAGCAGGATATTCGAACGCTAACGTCAGGGCTGTACAGCTTCTTAATAACCCCACGGTAAAAGAACGCCTCGAAGAGATGAGACAGGAGCTAGAAAGCAAGTACGGTGTCTCTGTGACCAAATCTGTTCGGGATATGCAACTGCTCAGAGATGAAGCATGGCAAGCAGGAAACTTTTCAGCAGCTATCAAAGCAGAAGAACTCAGGCTCAAGGTAACGGGATTAATGGTTGCCCGTAGCCATGTAACACACGAAAATATAGATAGCCTAACCCGTGACCAAATCGTAGAACAACTAGAAGAATTTATGGATCGTGCTAAAAATCGCATGATTGACGTTACACCAGCAGAAAATCCCATAGAAGCCGAACAAATCCCAGTAGCAGCGGATAGCGAGAACCCAGCGGAATAGCTGGATTGCCTAGAGGGGAGGGTCGGGCGTTCCCCAGCGGGAAAATGTTCGGGATGTTTCAGGGTCGGGATCGGGCTTTGTCATCGCCAGCATCGGGATCGGGGTTAAGCCGAAGAATTGTTCGGGTTATTATACCATCGGGCTGCTGGGTGTGCAACTCGAACTCGGCGAAGAAACATCTGCTTTCGGGATCGGGACTTTCCCAGCCGGGGCATCGGGAACAATTGTTCGGGATCGGGGCGCTGGGATCGGGACACCCCCGGTAATTCATTACCTGCTCCCCGGATCTTCCCCGGCAGCATCTCCTCCCGCCCGGCGAGTGCCCGGTGGCTTCCGCCCGGTGTTCAGCCCGGCGTACAGGAAGATAAAAAAAATTATCTTTTTGTGTTGACAACGATATTAATGTGGGATACTATGGGATTATTAAAACAGAAAAGGAATATAAAATGAGCGATAATAGTAGACAGGATATCGAAAACTCAGTTGTAGATATTTGCCTGAAGTACAAATCCTACAATGCGATGGTGAAAGAGAACAGACATTCAGCCGCCGAGGAGATCATTGATGAACTGCGGGAGAAACCCGCTTCCG